CGGAAAACCTTCTTTTTTTACTTTTGATTGTTCTTCTTTGATTGGAACACAGTTTGGTACGGTACGTCCATCAACTTCTTTAGTTCCGATTTGTTCGTAACCTTCCCAACACGCATCTTCCAAACCGGCAAACTTTGCTTTGCTTGGCTTACCCAATTTTAAATCCAACATAATTTGTTGGCACATCAATAATCTTTCCTTCTCGTTCATAATGTTTCTCTTTTAAGTTTTCTTTGTCTTTTTAGTTCAGAGTTCTCTGCTCTGAGTGAGGTAATTTCTTCTTCCATCTTCTCCATCTTTTGGGTAAGTTCTGTGACCCTTACTTCCAAATCACCTATAATCTTCTTATAGAATTCAAATGTTGAGTTTAGATTTAAGATTTCTTGGGAAGCAACTTCCTCCGCATATTTTCTTCTTGTCATAAACCAAGTAACTCCGTTACTAACAAGTAAGATAATCAGTTCAAATATATAAGGTTTTTCCATAGTTTACCAACAATCAGGACAATCGTAATGTGCTCTATCACTATAAGAGTTTATGTTACGAGCAATTCTTTCTTTTGAGTATCCGTAACGTGTCGTATTGTTAAGAACAATTGGGGTATTGTACTTACTACCTTTATCAGGTAACATACCATCCAATTGATTGTAGTTAAGATAATCAGGGAATTTGTTCTGACCCTTACCGGTGATAAGGTAATCGAGCAATCTCATCTTATAGAAATCCGCTCTTTGTTGTTGGATTGAACGAAGGTACTTCATTGTTTCCACATCAACACTTCTTGCTGATTCCATATCACCCTCTACGATACCTCTGTTCATCGTTCTGTAGTGAAGATGAGGAATCATACTCCAATACGCAACTTGAATCAAATAAGGGGATATATATTCGTTTACAAGTTCCAATTCATCAACAGAGAATGTATTACCTGTCAATGTGATTTGGTCCAATAGATGGAAATAGAATTTACTACCTAATAGTGGTTGTAGTTGAATGTCCTGAGCGATTGATATCTCAGCTCTGATTGCATCAATATCAACGTTCTTATTGATGTTGGTAAACGCTTTTAATTTACCTTCTGATATTAATAATTTTGTAGCCATAGATTACTGTTGTACTGGTGTTACTGGTTTATCCTCAACCACAGGTTTTTCAATTACATCACCAACCTCAAAGATTGATAATGGTTTTATTTCAAATGTTGTTGGAGTTTGGAATTTCATAGATACAAGTTTATTGAAAACCGGTAACATTGCGTTTTGGTACGGCATAATAACCGTTTTTCTAAAGTATTCTGTATGTTCAACAATCTCGTTTGCTGCACCCAATTTACCCGCTGTGGCAATTCCAAATAACTCAAGTGATGATACTCTATGAGCTGAAGCAATTGAACGGATTATATCCTCGTAAATTGCTTGATAATAACCATCATTTGCTGAAGGTTGAATCTGTGTTACCTTTGGTGATAATTCAGCTGATTCTGAGAAGGAAATAATAGGTCTTCCTGCGTTATTAACAGAAGAGTATTGTTCTTCCAATGCTCTTGTAATTAATCTTTGTTCTTCTTCACCCGGTACTCCGTTTACGAAATCAATCCATAGTGAAGGTAACATCCCGTTTTGTAAGTTTCTTGCGTGGAACTCTTTGATATTTACATCAATCTCAATTGATGCCAATCCACCCGAATAATCAGGGTGTGGATAATATGTTAAGTTCGGTGAGTAATCTTTGAAATAATAGATTTGAGATGGGTTATCTGCGTCTTGAGAAAACGCTGGAAACCTTTCAGGAATATATTTTCTTGGGTAAGCCCAATCGTGTGAATAAAAATAACTATCAACTTCATCTGTTTCAGGATTGATTTTACCACTTCTTATCTTAGAGAAATCAATGTGATATATCTCAGCAATTGATTTTCTATCTCTACTCCAAATAACGTTTAATGCGAAACCACCAAACAACACATAATCCAATGCACATTTCTTGAAAACATCATATACGTTTTCTTTATTGTTAATCAAATTAACCGTTGCCATTGGATTGTTTAGTGAAACCAAACCATCACCAACAATCTGATGTTGTTTGGCAGTAACGATTGCTTTGTGTATTGCACTGTTATTATATCTTGAAATAAGATATATCGGCATCAAATTATCTTCGCCATAGTACACCCATTCTTGTTTTAACAATACTTCTGAGAAGATTGGTAGGAATGGTTGTTGTGTAAAATTTACTCTCTGTAAATCGTATTTTTTCTTGTTCTCCATTATTCAATGTATATATAACTTTCGTTGTCTTCATTTGGTGAAATGTATTCAACAAATGAGTTATCTTCTGATGTTCCATCTAATCTAGCAAGTCCCGTGAATACCAATTGAGTACCGTTACCGAATATTTGTAATTGATATTGTCCTTCATAGATTAATGCGTCGTTACCAATCAAATTGAGTACTATCTCACAATATCTATCATTCTCACCAAATTGTGCGGGATTGGACGTACTAACGGTGTACGACTTTTGATTCTGTGACAATGCGTGTGTAAACGTCAATGTATATCCACTAAAATCTGTTCTTGAATTGTTATTGATGTTTAACACCAATTCATTCTGTTGATTATTGTTTAATATTAGCATAATAATATCCCGTATATTAATAAATATAAAAATTTCCAAGTTGAATGGGTAATAAATAAAAAAGGGGTCCTAAGACCCCTTCTCCAACTTTCAACAGTTGTAGTTTGGTATTATCCAACAAAGGTATTACCTGAGAATACAGTGGCAAGTGTACCTGAGATTACTCTAGCCGGTACAGGTTCTTGTCCTGTGAATGTTAATGTGAAACCATTTTTATCACCCAATGCTGTACCTGTTCCTGCGTTACCACCTGATAAGTACATTCCGTTGGTTTGACCCAATAGATACTGAGTATCGTTTTGGTCAATTGCGATAATAGAGATTTCGTCGTTTTGAGAAAGGATTTTCAATGCGTTTCTCTTGTCCGCATCGTATTTGTAGAAGCTTGCGTTAACCACTTGCTCGAAGAAGATGGTTCCGTTTTCGAATGACTTCTGTACGTTTTGCGTCAAATCTGAAGTATTTCTCTTCAATTCAAACGCGTAAAAACTTCCAGAACCGCCAGTTGCTCCTGTGATAGCGTCGTCTACATTGTAAGCGACAGTACCAAAAGTAGCACCAGATGAACCACCAAGAACGTATAGTTTTTTAAGACCACCAATACTATCGGAACAACCTAACGCAATACCCTCGGAAATAAAACAACTCATATTTTTATATTTTTATAGTTTTTTTGTTTATTTTAAAAAGGGGGAGGAACTCCTCCCCCATTAGGTTTGGTTATATTAGAGACCGTTAGTTGCGAAGTATACGGTAGAACCGAACTTAGCAATCTGTGCTCCGTAGTTGTAGTTTGCAGCCAATCTGATTTCTTGGTTATCTCTTGAGAACCACATATCCAACTTCTCGTTAGATAAAAGGTCAAAACCAACGAACATATATTTAGCTGGTCCGATAGATACGTAGTTATCAGTGATACCTAATGTAGGTACAACCTTAACAGCTGCGTTCGGATGTAAAGCGTACATATTCATTTCTGAACCGATAGCTTTAGCACCGTTGATGTAGTTTTGGAAGTAGTTAGCTGCAGTTAATGCTTGTACGTACTTACGGAAAGCTGGTACAGAACAGAATACAACTAAATCATCGAATGATTGTGCGTCATCGCCAAGAGCGTTTACAAGTTTGTCAACTTCGTAGATTGGGTTACCGTTAGTACCGTAAGCGATACCAGGGTTCCAAGCTGTACCTGAAACAGATACTGCTACACCAGTTTCACCTGACTTAATCAAGGTTTTGAAACCGTCGAAACAGTCACCACCTGATACAGTTGCAGTCCACAACTTGCTTTCAATTCTTTGTTGAATTTGCTTAGATTTAAGGTCACCAATCATAGTTTCCATTGGTACACTCTCTTCCAACATACCAGGTTGTAGTAACAATGACTGATAAGTGTCATAAAGAGCGATAGGACACAATGATTCGTTAATTTTTTCAGGACAAGTTGTGATGTCTCTTTGGGTCCAAGTTGTTGTACCACTAGCTGACCATCCACAAGCACCATCTTGGAAAGAAGGAGCTGAATCCAATAAGTTAAGAGCTTGGGTACCTTTGATACCTAATCTCACGGTTACGTTTTGAGGAGTTGTAGCACCAAGCAATGCTTTACTTAATACAGCACCACCTTCTTGGTCGGTAAAACCTGTAATAGAGGAAACTACATAACTGAACTCACTTTTAGTTAATGCTTTCATTTTAAATTACTTTTAATTTTAATTTTGATTATTTTCCTCTTAAAGCCATTACGGTTTTAATGCGGTCTTCCAAGAGGTTATTTTCTTTACTGAATTTTTCTTCAGTTTTGCCAGTTTTAATTTTAGAAGTTGCTGGCTCCTTTTTAAAGTTTTCGAAATCGTTTTCAACCTTCTCCATCTTCTCTTCCATCTTTTTCATTTTGTCAGAGATTTTCTCCATCATATCTTTCAACAATGCATAGAGTTCTTCGGTTACATCAACTTTATCTTCAACTACTTCTTCTTCGGCTTCTACCTCAATCTCTACTTTAGGTTCTTCTTCCATTGCAGGAGCTTCGATTTTAGCAACAACACCTTCTTTTGTTTCAACCTTGGAACCATCTTCCAATTCGTGAACACCATCTGGTGCGGGGATTTCTCCCTCTTCTGTTACTACAACAACCTTAGCGCCTTCAACGAGTTCTTCACCTTCAACTTTGATTACGGTGCCGTCTTTCAATTTTGCGTCCAAAAACTTTTCTTCGACGATTGGAGTTTCTGTGTAGAATCCAAACTTCTTCATCAAGTTCTTGATTTCGCTGATTGCGGTTTTTTCGTTTGACATAATAGTTATTTTATTGGTTTATTTATTATACCTTACTTATATATATGGTTTTTTATTTTATTTCCCATTTATATTTTGTGGTCATATTTTTTCAGTATATCAGCTACTTGAGATAAGAATTCTCTTTCAATACTAAACTGTCTTATTTCTTCGAAGTATCCTGATACACTAAATCCGTTTAATTCACCAGATTTAATCTTTTCCCATACTTCATCATTTCTTACTTTCATTGAAACAAACCAAGTACCTACGGGTAATTCCTTATATCCGTACTTATTTGATTTATCTTGTTCATCTTCTTTAATCCAAGTTTCAATTACATATACATCTTTCGCAGCTTCACCATTGTGATTGGTATCGTTGTTATCAATGTATTTGTATCTCATATATTTTTCCGCAATCATTTTGATTGTATCCGCTGAGAAATAAACATAGTAAGGTCTTCCCATCTCATCCTTTCTGAATATCTTCAAATCGGGAACCATTGCCGGTCCAACCACAATTCTCTTTTCCTCATCAGTTGTAACGAACTTCTGTTTTGACATTTTCTCTTTCTCAAGTTGGTCAAGTTTTCTTTGTGCCCACTCGATACCTTCGGTTCCACCCCAAGCGTCCCACATCAAACCACCACATCCCTCATCGTACTTAACATCTTTGTTTTGACGATGACGTTCAAATGATGCCATTCTTGAAATTGTTTCTTCTGAGATGTTTTCGCCACCACACAATTGGTTTGCTCTCATTTTACCCACGGCAGTTCCACAATCACCCCAACCATTTTCTTCCGCCCATTTGATTGCTCTACAAGCGTTGTTCTTTGCTGCTTCGGGGTAATCGTTATATGTTTCAAAATTCTCTTCCTTTTTCTTCTTCTTTCTCGGTACTTCGTCAACAAATGGAGGTAAGGTATTATCGTACCCCATATCCTCTCTTAAATACTCTTTAATGACTTCAATATGACCATCCATATATGATACATCGTGAACCATACCACTAATCTTATCTATCTCGTTGATAATATCTTTAAAATCGTCAACCAATACGGTTGCTTCAGATAGTTGGTCAGTTGTTGCGGATTCTGCTTTGATAACCTCATCTTCAATACGGAATACATTGTCAGCAACTTGTGCCGCACTTCTAATCATACCGATTGTATCCTCATCATTCTCCATTGAGATAAGATGTTTAAATGTGGCAATTGCGCCAGGACAGATATGGAAATATCTTGGTTTGAAACCATATATATCCATTTCCTCAAATTTCTCTTTTGATAATCCAAGGTTTCTTGCTGTATTTGGTGCCGACCTACCTTCTTGTACCGCAACCAATGTTGGATTGGTTATGGTTGAAGGTTGTGGATAACCTAAGATATCCAACTCGGGCATCAATGATGACAATGGGAAATCACCAACGGTTGCTTTGTTCTTATTTGCTGAAGCTTTGTTTGTGATGTCACCCGTTTTCTTATAACGAATCTTCGCCCATATATGACGACAGTTAAATCCACCTCTCCAAACGATTGCTGGTGAACCAAAATCATTCACCAATGAATCCATTTCCTCAACTCTCCATACGTAGTTTTTGTTGATTAAATCCTTACAGAAATCTCTTGTAGTATTAATGATTGCACGTTCCTTAATCTCAGGACGCAACATATACTTGTATCTTATTCTGTATTGAGATTCGTCCCAATCACTATCTGCGTTTGGGTTTGTGGCAAATCCTTCTTTTCCAAAGTAATATACCTTATCTATTTCCCAACCCTCATCCAGTAACTCTTGTTCACTGTGAGCGATTTTCGCAAGTTTTTCGAGATAGATGTGGTCCTCACCTTCGGGGATGTGGAAATCTTCCTTTTCTTTGTTAAATGCCAACCAATTGACCTCAATTGCAGGTTCATCCACCAAAGAAATACTATCAATACCTGATAATTCATCATCTTCATCTATACGTAATTCAAATATTCTTTCCATACTAATAAATATAATTTTATCGTCTTCCGCCTTGACCTCTGTAATTTCTTTCTTTTCGGTCGTGTTTATTGAAGGATTTCTTTCTTTTTCCTGTCTTTTTCTTACCAAAAGTTATTTTGACGGAATTTCCTGCACTCTTTTTTGTGGCCATATTATAATGTTGATAAATCTTTAAGACGAGCTTGACGTTGTTGCATTGAGGTTAACTCATTTTCAACGACATATGTCTTCATAATTAATGGTGATTGTTCTTGTGAAACATTTTGTGTTTTTGGATTATCAGGGAGGGTTACCATTGCGTTCTTATTGAATGATGTTCCTCCACCCATTTGATTCATTGCTGATAGTAATGGACCAAACATTGATACCGCACCTCTTGTCATAATAGCTTCACCCGCTTCAGCTTCGATTAAGGTTCCACCTTGTGCGTGTCTTCTACCACCGATTAAACCACCTTTAGCGTAGTTTCTACCCAAACTTGGTGCTCCACCACCTGATGTTCCTGATGATGCGTTTGCTGAAGCTTGGTTAATTTGTTGTATACCTTTAACGGTTGCAGCAATTGCTGATGCAATACTTAAACCCGCCGATACGGTATTGATTGTAACCCAAGGTTGACCCGCTGTCAATGGCATTGCCGCAACTGCTTTTGCGTTTGCTACTGCGGTATTAACAATGATACGAGCAATACCGGCAGCTTGTTCAACCACCAATCCCGCAATTGCTAATGCTTTGTTTTTTCCCGCAATTTGTTGAAGTAAACTACCAAACTGAGCAAATGCATCGATGTACGCATTTTGTATGGCAAGTTTTGCTTCTGCTGCCGCTTTTTCGGTAGCAATCTCCTCTTTGGTAATATTACCTCTTTGGGTTGCATATTTCTGTCTTATCTCAGTTCTCTGAGCTTCTGTTAATTCCGTATTTTGTAATTCAATCTTCTCAGCTTCATCCAACAATCTTTTCTTTTCTGCCAAACGATTTAAATCTTCTTGGAAATCCAATTCTGATTTTGCGTTTGCGGCATCAATTGCGTCAAGTTCTGCTTGAAGTCCTGATAACAATATCGCTCTCTTTTCTTCTTCTTGTTTCTTGAGAGCTTCCTTAGCTTTATCTGCAGCATCTTTATCGATTGCTGCTTGTTTATCTTTAAATCCTTTTAATTGTTCAAGATATTCAGCTTCGGTATTAATCTTTTCTGTTTGGAGATTTTTATATTCCAAACTATCTTTTCTATATAATGCTTGTTTGTCAGCAATATCTTTTAATCTAAGTTGATACGCCTTCTCTGCAAATTTTTGTTCTACATCTAACTTCTGTTGTTCTGTTTCAGCAAGAGCCATTGCTTCAGCTTTAAGTTTCTTCAACTTAGCTTCATCCAATTTGTCCTCCGCATCCATACGTTTAAGTTTCTCCTCAAACGCTTTCTGTGCTGCTTCTTGTGCTTTCTTAGCTGCGTCCGCTCTTGCTTGAGCGTTCTCCTTCTCAGTTTTGGTCATCTTCTTGGTACCAGCTTCAAATCTTTCCATAGATTTAACACCGGCATCCAATGCGGTACTAACCGAACCTTTTATTTGTTCATAACCTTCTGAGATTGAATCAAAATCTAATGTGAAGATACCTTTAAGGATTTTACCCGCACCAACACCAGCTTCTTTTAAAAGGGTAAATAAACCATATAAACTTGAATAGAATATACCGATACCTTTTGTAATGTAAGGTAATGCGGTCATTGCCATTTCAATAAATGCATCCAAGATTGGTTCAAATGCGGCAAAGATTCCACCCAAGATTTTTTCCAATCCAATCCATAGAGGTTCCAACTTTTTCATTGCTCCCTCTGTTTGGGTAAATGCTGCAACCAATCCACCAACTGCGGCAACGATTAAACCGATACCTGTAGCTTTAAGTGCTGCTCCCCAAGATTTGGTGGCAAGTTCAACCTTCTTGATTGCTCCACCCAACGCACCAAGAGGACCCGGTGCATTCTCTAATAAACCTTTGAAATCCTCAGATGATTGGTTTGCTGATTCCAATGCATCTTCAACATCCCTAATTTGGTTTTTGATTTTACTCCATTCCGCAGTACCGGCAGGAACATCTTTAAGTGCCGCTTTTAACTTTCTTAAATTGGCAGTACTCTCAACAACATTACCCGTAACATCAACTTCAATTTCTACTTTCTTAGCCATTACTTAAACTTTCTAATTTTTGATTTTGAAAATGAAATTCCAAAACTGTTTTATCACCCCTTAATTGTTTGATTGAACTAAAATCAATATCAATTAAATTAAGTGGTTTAAGGGTAATCTTCTTTGGAACCTTAACTTTCTTATTATTTTTAAATATTTCCATATTAACAACTATATCCTGCAAGGTTTATTGATGGGTTAGAACAACTTGTTATACAAGCTCCACAGATATTCGCTCCACTTGCGATATAATATCCATTGTTACAAGCGTTAAAGTTACTTGAAGTTTGACCTGACAAGATTTCAACTGTAAAGAATTGTGAATATGATGCTCCACTAAATGGTCCCGAACAATTGGTTGGTGGTAATTCATAATAAACTGTTACATCAAATGTGGTATCTGATGGAACTGGTGAATTAACAAAAACCGATGCTCCCATATAATCATCAATGGTTCCACCGATACAAGGTTCCATATATCCATTTACTCCAATTACTTGTATTCCCATAGTTGAGGTAAGTGTTGGAGTTGGTGTTGGTGTACTTGTTAAAGTTGCTGTTGGTGTCGGAGTTGTACAAGCTAAACCGGTATAGGTATAAGTTGGTGAATATGAACTTTCTCCACAAACACCTTGTAATTTAATTCTCATATAATATGGTGCAGTAAATGCTGAACCATCAATTGTTCTTGGTGAAGTACAACCTGCGGTATTTCCTGTCCAAGTAATTTGGTCATAAGAAATCTCAATGGTTGAAACTGAACAACCCGGACAACTTGGGTTTGTGAAATATACATCAACATC